GTACAATACAAAATACGTTCTGAAGAATACCAAGTAAACAAGGAGATGGGTGAAGAATCTACTCCCCTATGGGTAAATGAATGGTGGGAAGGTACTAAGATTGGTAAAGACGTCTACTTACAGATGCGACCAAGACCAGTACAGTTCAATAAAATGAACAATCCTTCATACTGTCACCCAGGTATTATAGGACAGATATACAATACAAATCAAGGTAAAGCTGTATCCTTAATGGATAGGATGAAGAATTACCAGTATATGTATGACGTTATATGGGATAGACTTAATAAGGCTATTGCAACTAACTACGGTAAAATATTTGAACTTGATTTAGCTAAAGTACCAGGAAACTGGGAAATAGAGAAATGGTTACACTTTGCAGTCGTTAATAAGATAGCAGTAATAGACTCTTTTAAAGAAGGGTCTCATGGGGCTGCTACAGGAAAATTGGTAGGAGGAATGGGAACACCAGGTGGCCGAGCAATCGACATGGAAACTGGTGCATATATCCAACAACATATACAACTACTAGAGTTTATTAAGATGGAAATGTCTGAAATAGCAGGTGTCACAAAACAACGTGAAGGAGCTATACATCAGAATGAAACTGCTTCAGGTGTTGAACGTTCAGTAAATCAATCATCTCTTATTACTGAGTACTGGTTTAATACTCATGAGAAGGTTAAGATACGTGTACTTTCTGCATTCCTTGAAACTGCTAAGGTAGCATTAAAAGGAGAGAATAAGAAAGTACAATATATACTAGATGACCAAAGCATTCAAATGTTGAATGTTGCTGGAGAAGAATTTTCCGAAGCAGATTATGGGTTAGTTTGTACTAGTTCAACAAAAGCAATAGAATTAGAGAACTTGTTGAAACAAAATGCTCAGGCATTTATACAGAATGGTGGAAGTATGTCTTCTATCATGGATATATTCTTCAGTCCTAGTCTTGCTGACATGAGACGTAAGTTAGAGATAACAGAAGAAGAAATGTTTGCTAGACAATCTAAAGGTCAGGAAGATGCTAATAAGTTAGCACAACAGGCACAAGAAGCTGCTATGCAACTAGAACAAGCTAAGATGCAACTAGATGATGGTATGAATCTACGAGATAATGAGACGCAGATTTATATTGCAGAATTAAAAGCTCAGGAGGGTAATGGTTCTGAAGAGGATGGAATAGAAGACCCACTAGCTAGAGAAGGGTTAGAACTTGATAAGGAAAAAGCTAAGAAAGATTACTTAGCTAAAATGAAAGCTTTGGATAATGATATGAAGAAGCATTCAGATAAAATGGTACGTGAGGATAAGAAGATAGCAGTGTCAAAACAGAAACCTGCTGCATCCAAATAGCTATTAGTAACTGAAGTAAATTTAAATTAATATTAAAAATCACTTGACTTTTATAATAAAATTTATTATATTTGTAGATTAAAGGGAGAATTATGGAAGAAAATAACAACTTAGAAATGGGTCTATTCGGGATGGACTCAGACCTGGAATTAAATCTTGACGCGAGTCCAGAAGATATAGCAGGACTCGCAGGAGAAGATACCCCGCCAGCACCAGCTGCTGAAACAGAAGATACAACACCTGGAGAAACTCCAGGAGAACATATAGAACAATTCACTGAGGAAGGGGCAACCCCTCCAGAGGACGTAGGTGAGGAAGAGGACCCAGAGGGTGGCGGTGATGACAATACTTCTCCCAACCTTTATTCTTCCTTTGCGTCAGAACTTCACAATAGTGGAGTGCTACCCACACTGGACCTCGATAAACTTAAGATAAAAGATGTAGATGGTTTAACCACAGTAATCAAGGGAGAGATTGATGCACAGGCTAAACAATACATTATAAGTAAAGTTGGAGAAGAGGGATTTGATGCCTTGGAAAAAGGGGTTAGTTTAGCTCAATATCAACAACATACTGATACAGTAGCTTCTTTAGATGCTATTACAGATGACTCCTTAGCTGAGGATTTAGATTTAGCTAAGAGAGTAATTTTACAAGATTATGTTAATCAAGGACTAACTGAAGTCAGTGCAAAACGTGTACTACAAAAGGCAATTGATTTAGGGGACGAAGTAGTTTTAGCAGATGCTAAAGAATCTATAGCTAGTTTACGAGTATATGAACATAATCGTATAGAGCAAGAAAAAGTACTAGCTCAAACTAGGAAACAAGAAGCTCTTCAACATCAGGAAAAGATTGACAATGATTTAAAGAATGCCATTTATTCAAAACAATCCTATATAGATGGTATGCCAGTCAATAAAAATATACAAGACAAAGTTTACAAAGCTATTACAGAGGTTGTTGGTGAAAGCCCCAATGGAGTAATGGAAAATCAACTAATGAGAGATAGGCGTGAAAACCCTATTGAATTTGATAGTAAGCTTTATTACCTATATGAGATAACAGACGGGTTTAAAGACTTCTCTAAAATTACTACGAAGGCTACTTCTAAAGTGGCTACTGATTTTGAGAGAGCTTTACGTCAAACTAAGTTTGATGACGCAGGTACCCCATCCTTTACAGTTGATAAGGATAGTTATGACGGATTAGGAACAGAATTAGTACTATAAGAAAATTATATTAACATTTAAATTTAAAATTAATAACTATGAGTTTAGGCAAATTCGTTATGACCAAAGGCAAAAGCTGGAGTGGTCTGACATTAAAAAACCACATCGGTGCCATTTTTGGCTCGCAGCCACAATTGGTCTCGCCTCTTACAACTGTACTTTTACAGAACTCAGGGATGAAAAATCTGGACACTACTCTTTCATTGTTCCCAGAGAAAGTTCTTGAATCTTCTGACGATTTCGTATGGAAAGTTGTAGGTAGTGACGAGCGTAATATTCCTCTTGTTGAGGCACGTTATGCTGGCGCAGTTGTTCTAACTGGTGATACAGGTGTAGGTGCTGCTCGTAATACTATTGAAATGGTATTTGGCGAGAAGTATTTTACTAAGGTACATGTAATTGGAGGGAATTTCCCAGACGATTATCAATATCGTATCTTAAACGAACCTTATGAAGAAGGTGGAAATTATGTTTATGCTGCAGAAGTGTGGGGTGGACAAGAGACTTTAGGTGGTGTACCTGGAAGTGACTTAATTGGAGGCGTTAGATTCAGTATTGAATCAGCATACGTTGAAGATGAACTGTCTACTGAAGGTGCTGGAATTCAATTCACATCTCCTTACTTAATGAGAAACAGTGTTTCGACACTTCGTTTTGAACATAAAGTATCTGGAGCAATGATTGATTGTAAAATCAAACCTGTATATTTTGCAGGAATTGAAACCAGAGACCCTAATAGTGGAAAAGTTCATTCATCAGTAACATGGATGCAAGAGGTATACTGGCAGTTTGAGAAAGCTATGTCTCGTGTGAAAGCACGTACGTTGATGTTTGGTAAAACAAACAGAGATGAGAACGGACGTTTCTTGAACAAAGGTAAATCTAATATTGAAGTTAAAGCTGGTTCTGGTATTAGAGAGCAAATGGAAGTTAGTAATACTACTTCTTATAACCGCTTCTCTATATCTATCCTAGAAGACTTGTTATCTGAATTATCAGAAGGTAAGTTGGATTGGGGTGAACGTAAGTTCATGCTAAGAACAGGAGAAAGAGGTGCCGCACAGTTCCACAGAGCTGTAACCACTGAAGCTTCAGGTTGGACATCTGTTGGGTTTGATAATTCAAACACCAATGCCATCCAAAAAGTGAGTTCTAAGTTCCACGCCAATGCGTATGGAGCAGGATTCCAGTTCACAGAGTGGAGAGCTCCTAATAACATTCACGTAATGTTAGAGGTAGACCCAATGTATGATGACAAAGTAAGAAACAAGATACTTCACCCAGATGGTGGTGTAGCTGAGTCTTACCGATATGACATCCTTTACATCGGTTCTATGGAAGAGCCTAATATCCAGAAAATTAAAGTACGAGGTGACGATGAGTTACGAGGGTACAAAGCTGGTATTAGAGACCCATTCACGGGACGTAAAGGTGGAACAATGCAACACATGGAGGATTCCAGTACAATGACTGCAATGTGCAGCTCAGGTGCGATGGTAAAAGATTCTTCAAGAACTGCAACGTTGAAACCTGCTATTTTAGCAATCTAATAATTATATTAAATAAATGAGTTAGGGCGGCTTCGGCTGCCTTAGCTTTATTAACTATTAACGGGAGAAAATTATGAAGACCAAGGAAGAAGTGGTAGAGGTGAAAAAATTCACACTACCAGAAGAAATAGTGACTGTAAAGTTTGTACCAAAGAGAAAAGGAATGGCTGCCAATGTTGAGGACAACCATGTTATTTCAGGAGGTATGTTAACTAATTCAGTAAAGACTTTCTATTGCCCATTGCAAAGAAAGGGAGGAATTGCAAATGTCTTAACAACAGCAGAGAAGAATTGTTTAGAAGAACTAACTGGTAAAGATTTATCAGTATATGGTGATTTTTGGACAACTTTTAGAGTTAAGCTTTATAAAGACAATGCAGCTAATACTTTTGATTTAAGTGACCCTATGGGTTATATTTCTATTAAGATATTAGAAAATTACCCTCGCGAAATTGCAAGGACTTGGGCACAGCGACATGATAAAATTAGTTATCAGTTCGCTATTACAAGACCAGGTGAGGAAGTAAATGAGACTAAATTAAAACTAGACGTTAAGAAAGAAGCTTGGAAGCTATATGGACGTATGGAGAATAACAGAACAAAACTTTTAGGAGTCTTGAACTTATTATCCAATCAACCAATATCAGCCGACTCTGACTTAGACTGGTTACAAGGTAAGGTAGAAGAGTATGTAGATACTTCAGCACCTAAGTTTGTACAATTAGTAAGTGACCCGTCATTTGAAACACAAATCTTAGTGAAGCGTGGAGTAGAGGCAGGAGTTATCAAAAAGAATGGTAACAAATATGAAACACTTGATGGATTAGAATTATCTAAACCTAAAGAAGTTGCTACATTTGCTAATACAGTTAGATATCTAGACAATGATAAAAATCAGGAAGTAAGGCTTCTTATAGAAGCAAGGATAGATAACGCTAAATAACAATGACAGTAACAGAATTTAGTCATGAGTTCGACATCGCTTATAATGGTATTGCATCAAATTCTGCACCAGGTATAGATTTATATGAGAAATCTGTTTATCTTACCAAAGCACAACTTGAGATTGTAAATAACTATTTTAACCCTAAGGGGAATAAGTATGATAAAGGATTTGAAGCTAGTTCTAAGCGTCGGTCAGACTTACGTGAGTTAGTTAGACCTTATATTAGCACAACTCTATCTACGGTACTAACATCAACTGATGGTATATCTTCAGACTCACAGTTCTTTAGAATCCCTAACGATGTATATTTAATTATACAAGAGAAAGCAAGGGTAGCTCAAGATGATGTGTGCGGAGATGTAGAAACTAACATATATATAAAGGTAGTTCCTAAGACTCATGATGAGTTTAATGTACAGGAAAAGAATCCTTTCAAGAAACCAGGAGAAGAAGTTCTTTGGCGAATTGATATGTATAGTGCACCATCTACTGATAATTTACCAGAAGAAACTATAGACGTTTCTCCAGTACCTAATAAAGTAGTTGAGATAGTATCT